ATAAGAGGAGCCCACGGGCGTACTTGTTCGTAAGTTTCAAAGCTCATTGGCCCAATACCACCAGCGCGATGACACACTACACAATTATCGTTGATGATAGCTGCTACTTCGTTGGTATATGTTTGTGCTGATAGTACAAGCGGGAATAAAGCCGCTAATGCTGCTGTAATGTATTTCATATATAATTCTCCTGGAATTATTAATATTTAAACACAATAGTTGCATTACGCAACCAAAATCGTCATAATGTTACAATTGATTGCATTTAGACCATTTTGTAAATATAATATATACTAACTTAATAAATAGTACTACCATGCAAAAGGAGTATTTTTATGGATTTAATAGGAATCGTACTAGCTGTTTTATTTGTTGTTATAGGCGGCATAGTATATTATAATCGCGATGCAAAAAGTTTAGACATTGATGCCGACGGCGATATTGATAGGGATGATGCCAAAGCAGCTTTGAAAAATGCTGAAGAAGGAATCAAAGAAGATGTACGTGAAGTAGTTGAAGAAGCTGCCGAAGCAGTAAAAGAAGCAGTAAAAAAGTTACCAACTAAGTCTCAATTGTCATCCATGACCAAGACAAAACTTGAAGCGTTAGGTAGAGAGTTTGGTGTTGAGCTTGACAAGCGTAAGAAGAAAGACGCATTGATTTCTGATCTTCAGGCTGGTGTTAAAAAAAATAACAAGGACATGAAGTTAAAATAATTAACTCTTTAATCGCAAGTCACTGGGACTACTTCGTTCCAGTCTTGCGATTTTCCTTTCCAATACTGTAATGGCAGCTCGTTGCTTTCTAAGTTGTTCTTCTAAACTTTCAACATATCTTTGAGTTGGAATTTTTTGAACGGAGCCATCCTCGCCTAACAGCTCAAAATGATCGACACCTTGTGCTCTAAGCCCACCTGTAACTCTGTTAGGATTCTTATCAGATGATGACTGGGTCTGGGTTGGATTGTTTCTTCCGTACATTTGATTCAAATAATTGCTCATTGTTGTTCTCCAATAACTCAATGTTGTTCTCCATATGGTATTTATATAGTGCAATGCTTGCAAGGTTCTTAGCCTTCGCCTCGCACATGATATCTGTGTAAGGCAAGAAAGATAACGCCCATTCATTTGTAGCGTTATTAGGGTAATAGTCGCTATGCGCTCGCAACTTACCTTTCTTGTAACCTTGCTCTAGTAGTGCAGGAAAGTCTGGCTTAGTATTTGTATCAATGTGTCCTACCCATTCTTCTCGACTGTATGAGTAATGGATAACTGGACGAACACCTCTCCAACTGTCTACTATGCGCTTATATCTATCGTCGGTGGGATGAATGTATGTTCCACTATTACACAGGTGGTGGTGTATGTCCAATACAAGGGCACAATCTTTCGCAAGTTCGAGGCTTGCTTCGATCCCCCATTTGTTTTCGTCGTTTTCGATTGTAAGGGTATTTCTTGCTTCTGGCGAAAGGCGCTGTAGTGCAGAGCGTATGCCTTCGGGACCTTGTCGACCTGATATGTGGACATTGATCTTAAAGTCTTGGAAGGTCTTCCCGTAGCCCATGAGTCTGGCCATAGTCGCATGATATTCAAATTCCTCTATGCTTCTGTCTACAATGTCCGGATTATCGCTAGCCAGAACAGTAAATTGACCAGGATGAAAACTGAGACGTACATCAAGCCGACGAGCAATCTCACCGACCTCGGCAAAATGCTTCTCCATGTATCTTCTAACGTCTGGTAATTGCCAATAGTACCGCCAATCTGACTGAGTGAACACAGGCAAACAATCGCTACCCAATCTAACCATTCGCAAATTTTCTGGTAGACTACCCACATATCTAATCAACTTCTTGTATGACGCAATGTTGTGGACCATAATGTCCCACAGGCGTTCTTCAGCAACATCACGTGTCTGCCTATTAAGCCACTGTACTGTTGTGCTACGAGTATTTAGCGGGCGCTGTATTTCTTCTAATAATTTCTTAGGTTGCGTTTGATCTGGATGCATATACTTGCAAGCAAAGCCGATACGTTCAATAGCCATGTAATATAGTCCAAGTTTCGTTATAGTTTATAACATTATAACACCAAGTATTGCCTCGTTCAAGTAGTGTTTTTGCCAAAGTGTAATCGTTACCACCCGGCAATTGTTTATCACCAAAAAAGTGTACAAATGTATTTTGGGAGATGTCGCGCAATATTTGTGATTTGTCGCTGCCTTCAGGAGCAATATCTATACTAATCTCTCCACCTACAGTAGCTTTAATACCTGAGAACAATTTATTAAATTCAGACGCTATAAGATTGCGTTCGTTTTCAACTGTATCGTATGCTACATACTTTGCACGTTCTTCAAGGTTAGCATTACGACCAACTATACTAAAGTTTACCATTCCTGGTCTATGTTCAAAATGTAATCCTGTTCTAGTTCTATATGGACTTTCTGTAAGTTGTACACTTAACCATTCCTGTGCGTCTTCAGGCAATATCCAATCAGTAGTAAATACATTTTTACTCTGTTCCCACACATCACTTCCGGAACAGTTGTAAACACGCTTGCATAGATTATAAGTGTCTTCTCCTAGTTGCTCGATGGTCTTAGGCTTGTCACTCCCAGTAACTAAGTACACATCATTCTCTAAGCAAAATGTATTAAAGAACATTTTAAAATGTATGTCTATCCTGCCGCGACTCGGCGTTAGTGTCCCGTCAACATCAAATATAAAAATCATTTCCAATTCTCTCTGCACCATGGATCGATGCAATTATGTGGATTAGGCTCACCGTGGAATACAGCAATACTAGTTTCGTCTAGAATATTAGGATTGCCTGGCGCACTAAAATTTCGTTTTCCGTTACTATCTCTGACCATTGGAGGTCTGTTACGCATTTCCCATTTGTAACTTTGAATCCATTCGTTGGGCCAGTAGTTATAGTCCGTTTTAATTTGGTCGTATATCCAATCTTGATCACCATGAAATCTTTTAATAGGTGCAGTAGGATTCCTTAAAAAATTATCGTAAACAAAACGTTTAGATCCAGTTTCGAGTCTGAATACACTGCTGTTAAACTTTTGCCAGTCTGGGCGTAGGCTTCTGTTAAAATCTTTTAATATACAAAATTGCCCAGGATTGAACTCAAACAATTTATCTATATTTCGAAAAATAATTACATCTAAATCAATGTAAAGGATTGTTCCTTTTATCGGAAGATCGCTGCTAAAAAAGTACGGCTTGTACCACCATCCTTTTATGGCAGGTATTTGAGGCAGCGGCATTGTGCGTATGTTACTGTCTAATCCTTCTGTATTTTCGGTAAAACAAACAAAATCAAAAGATAACGTACAATTTCTTTTGACCATGTTGTACAAAGTATTTACATAGGAAGCATCATACTTAGTGCCGTGTTTTAAGCACACTATGTAATTATCTGTCGGATTGGTAGGCAGAGGCGCAGGCGCCGATACGTGAGTTATACTCTCGTCGAAGGGACGACACCCCTCGTTGGCATTTTGGTGATTGGTAGAAGACGCTTTTTCCATGCGCTTTCTTGCCTTGCGGTCTGCTTTAGTTTCACCGGGTATGTAAGTCTTATCATTCATAGATTGCGCTATTTTGTTTTATCTATTTTGACTATGTAATTCTCTTGATTGTTTATACATTATACACAAAGTTATAAGTTTTGTCAAATACTACGTTTGGTTTTTTCCAAGACGTTGGAATAGCCCAATTATCTTGTGTATAAATTATAAAATTTAAATCTGTAAATTCTTCAATTAATTTACTTATTTGATAAATCCAATAACGAGGATCAACTGATTTTTTAAATGCAAGTTCGTAGTTTTCTGTATCTTTATACATGTTATTGATAGTATTATCTGGGGTGCCATAAAGATCAAACCCTAACAGTTTTATAGTTTTGTCTGTCTTGTGTTTCCTTGCTAACAGTGCTCCTTGTAGTACAGCGTAAGGTCCGCTCCCCCAGTTGAAGGGGTCGTCAGCTCTTTCCATTCCGACATATGGTATTGAAGGTACTTGTCTCAAGTTTTTATAATCTGAATACGAGTCAAACCAGTCTTTTCTAGTATACACTAACGAATCATTATTATAATTAGCTGCTATTGTTTCGTTGACCATTTTTCGATCAACACATATTAGATGTCTGACTCTATAGTCTCGATGAATAGCATTACAACCTATTTTAATTTCGTCAGAGCGATTGATGTCAATGTCCTTGCGGCTTTCACCGTTCCCAAGCACAAGCATATTATAAGTCTTTTTTGATGTTTTGTAGGTCTTCTTTAACTTCTTTTAATTTAGAAACAGTACCCTGTAATACACTACTAAAATGATTTATAGTATACATTACCCACCACCACCAAGCAACCGTTACTGTAACACCTATAGTAGCCGCTATTACAAATATACGGTCTGCTATAGTTTCGAATCCGAACGTATACTGAAAGATAAAAAATCCTGTAAAGGCGTAAGGAAGACTAAGTGCCAGTCGCTTCCACCACGACATCTGTTTAAAGATAGCAGAGCTATCCGTTCTTTTTTCATCCATATAGGTTAGTTTCCGATTTGTCCAAAGGATTTCCACAATCCAGGTGTTCCGGTTTTTGTGCAAATCCAACCTACATACCCGGTGGGTTTAGGTTGATCGTTCCATACAATATCCCCTATATTGTATAATCCCGATGTTGGCTTATTTGATGCAACTTCAAACTTTTTGTTTTCAATTCTTATAGGTCCAGACACCTCAAGATCCACATCAGTAGATACGTTGTTAACGCCTATGCCTAATTTACCGTTGACAGAAACTTGTGCATCTTTTGCGCCTTTAGGCCCTAAGTGAATATGACCGTTTCTAGTAATAGTTAGTCTGTTAGTATCGTCGGTAACTAGGGTTAAGTCACTGTTTGTGTAGTTACCTATTTTTGTACTAGGTCCTTGTGGCTCGATAATAAATTCGCCATTCAAGCTCGCCAACGAAAACATTCCGTTTGGTTCTTCTAGTCCCAAACTTAAACGTTGCGATATGGAATTATAAAAAAGGAACTCGTCTACATTTAAATCTCCTGATACCTTAAGGTCATCAAGTGTTCCTACTGATCGTAAATTTGATTTTGTAACTGTTCGGCCTAGCTCATGTCTGCCGAGTACAGGAACTTTATCAATCATGTATTCTTTTTCTTTAGCTAGGTCTAAAGTTTCAGTTGAATACAATCTGTCAGGAGTGTTGCGCAATATAAATTGCTTTGTAGGTTCACTACCCTTCCAGTGTAGACCCTTACCGTATGCACTAGGAGAATCTTCAGAAGCAAACTCTAACGGACTAGATCTTTCATGCCGCACGTCACTAGTTATTTCTTTTACATGCAATTTGTCAGCTGTTATTTGTCCGCCTACATGTAAGTCTTTTTCTATCTTAACATTACCTACTAGTGTCTCAACGTCTATGAAATCAGTTAAGATACCATCATCGTTGACTAGTACAACGAGGCGCGAGCTATCGTCTTTTATTCCTGTACTAGAGAAACTTGTGATTTCTCCGCCCCTTATAGCGTTACCGGATAACGTTCTATCTGGTATTTCAACCTTTAAGGGTGTGGTCTTATAGACAATGTTTTCTATAACATCAGCTAAATTACTTAAATCTTCTCTGATTTGTTGTGCTTTTTGAAGGTCATGTGTACTCATACAAGTATTTATCAGTTTACCTTGAGAATCACAGTATCTATGTTTATTCTTCCATTGAGCTTGGTGTCTACAGCATTTATGTCTTCTAAGAATTTACGCAACGCAACCTTACCTGATGTCTTAAACTCTTTAAGTTGTTCGGGCGGTTTACGGAGTGTTTTTTGTATGCTCTGTGTTTCGTCAAAATCAGTAATAGTTGTGCCCTTTACTGAAAGTCCTGATCCATTTCTTGCTAAACCTTTAGGATCGATATTACTTGCAATATACTTTCCTAATTTTCTTGTTTTACAGTTAAAGACCCAAAGTTCATTAGCGCCTATTATTTCAACAGGATTAACACTTACAAGATTATATTTGTCGTCCTGCTTTTTATACTTTAGCTTCTCTATTACTTTAGTAGCAGAACGCTGTTTAGGTTTGCGCACTTTGCGTGTTGCTTTTGCAGAGTCAACAATCATGTTGCAGGCATCGATAATATTTTGATATGCTTCTAAAATCTTTTTGATTGTCGATTTATTAACAAGGTGACTATACCCTTCTTTTAGTTGTTCGATGTAATCCTGTTCTTGCTCACTCATTTTCTTAATTTGAGTAGCAGTTGGAAGATTAGCCAGGTCTTGATAGTCTTCCATTTCTTTCTGATAAAATGTAATGATTTTTCGGGCATGCGCTTGTGTGACTTTATTTTTTAATAAGTGCGGTTTAAGATTAAAACCCTTTGGATCAAAATTACTATCGAATGATGTGTCTAGCCACTTATCTATTTCAGAACACACTGCTATAGCTTGTTCTGTAATTCGTTCTTGTATAGTTGGCCGGGATACTTTTTCTTTGACTGTTTCTTCTTTTGTAGTTTCTTCTACTACAAGGGATCCTGCTTGAATTGCTTCGTCTATTTCTTTCTTAATGTAATGTGTTAAGGGTTTTATTTCTCCAGCTGTTCCAGGAGCCGCTAACCAATACTTGTTATGTTCTTCATTATAATCTGGGCAACCATCTTCAAGAAGCCTACAAGCAATAGCAATACTCGAGCTTATAGATTTGGAGCCAGGTGCTGCTTTTGCTTGTCGAATCTGTTCTTTGGAATATCCACTATCCGTCATCCAAATCCAGAAACTATTGAGTAAGTCTGAATGTTTGTATTCTTCGTAATAGAACATGTGTGCATTGAGTCTAAAACGGTTAAAGGCTGCTCCAGTCCAAGTTTCCCAGCCTTCGAAACTAGGACCAACTATTTTTCCACCTCGTTTAACACGGGGTGCTGCTTTAACTTTTGTTTTTTTACGAGCCATTAGGTTCTCCTGAAACTATAATTTTAAAAGTATATATGCCAATCAAGAAAAAATCAACCTTTTTTGAGTAAAGAGTATGATTTATTAACCTTCACTTTCGAGATTCCAGACACATCTGGCATTTTCGTACTTATAGCTTTTCGTGTACTTCGAATCCGCGGAAGGTTTTGAACCTCGGGAAACGAAGCGAGTAAGTACCGTCTTGATTTTGTGTAATAGCATCTGCTCTAACCTCTACAAAATTTCCAATAATACTGTCGCGGTGATCCCAAAAATCATCACGATTAGCATCAGTGAACCCACTACCAACATTAACGCAAATATCTTTTCCGTCGTCGGTCCCGGAGCAGACAAACGCTCCAAGGCGACCTTTATTCCTACCAGTACCTTCTTCAATGTCAGCTACCTCTAATGTTACTTCAATAAATGGTTTGGCTTTGAGCCAAGCATGTGTACGCTTACACTCATACGGTGCATCAATATCTTTGATCATTACACCTTCGTAACCACCGTCTACAGCCGCTTTATTAAGCTCTACAAAGCGTTTTTGCCCGTTGGGTGTGTCTAAGTCTACATCTTCCCAGTCCAGCGCTTGTACGTGCTGTAAGACGCTTGTATGCTGTTCTACCCATGCCTTTGTAATCGCACTTCTAAAGCTCTGCGGCTTGTCCCAACTACCATTCATAAAGCATCCTAAAGGAATAGTATCAAACAAATGCAGTACAGCATCAGTTGATTGCTTACCATCTTTACGATGTACTTGCTTCATCAAGTCTTGGAAGTTAGCACTCATCACTTCGCCATCTAATACTAGCGGATATGGTACAGGATAGTCTTTAACTACAGCTTCAATCTCTGCAATAATGTGTCCAAAGTTATGAAACTGTTTGCCGTTACGACTAAACATTTCTACCTTGTCGCCACGTATGATTGTAATTACTCGCACTCCATCAAGTTTGATTTCAATCTGCTTCTTGCCAATCATTTTCTTTTCGTGCTTGGCACTGTCATGTGCTAGACTACAAGTAAACACAGGCACAGTGCCAGGTGCTACTTTGTTAACAGTCTTTTCACTTACGCCACAACGCAAGTCTTTAATAAGGATGCGTCGGTAAAAACCATTCCACTGTTCAGTAGTAGCAACACTCATTGCTAACTCAATTGCATCTCGTGCCGCATGACCTGTGAGTTTACGGCCTGCAAGATTCATTGCAAGCTCAACAAATGTTTCCCAAGCTAACCCTTGTCCAGTTAATACATCTGTGCGCTCTGGAACTTGTTTTACGCCAAATGTAACAAGTGGATCAAGTGCCATTTTTAAGCCTTCAAAAAACTCTGGGAGTCCTTCGTCTAATGCTGTTTTTAGGATTGCTTGTTTGGCTAGTTTGCTGTTGTCAGCTTCTAGTTGTGCGATAATATCTTGCGGTTGTGTTCTCATAGATACGCCCTAAACTAAGTT